CAGAGGAGGGAGGTATTCCATGCAAATCATAAACGACCGCAGTATTACGGTTTCAACCGGTACCGGGCGCAAGTGTACGAACTGGCAGCCGGCGGTCATGACCCTTGGAGAACTGTACGACCGCCTGCACACGCCGATCCGCGGCGAGGAAACACTCGCGGCCTATATGCAGATGAGCAAGACCGAGCGGGACAACCGCAAGGACATCGGCGGCTTTGTCGGCGGACAGCTTGCTGGACGGCGCAAGAAAGCAAATGTGCAGGGACGCGATCTCGTGACCCTCGACCTCGACAACCTGCCGCCGGGCGCGACAGCAGAGGTCCTGCGGCGCTGTGCCGGTCTGGGTGTCGGCTACTGCGTGTATTCCACGCGCAAGCACTGCCCGGAAGCACCGCGTCTGCGCATCGTTGTGCCGACCGACCGCACCATGCAGCCGGACGAGTACGAGCCGATCAGCCGCAGACTGGCTGAGCTGATTCAGCCGGAAATGACATGGTTCGATGCGACCACGTTCCAGATCGAGCGCCTGATGTACTGGCCGAGCGCCTGCGCGGATGCCGAGTATGTCTTCCGGTACGAGGACAAGCCGTTCCTCTCGGCGGACGGTATGCTGGCACTGTACGAGGACTGGCGGAACGTCAGCAGCTGGGCGACCGTGCCCGGCGAAGCAAAGCTGCGCGACCGCAGTGCAAAGAAGCAGGGCGACCCGAGAGAGAAGTCCGGCGTTGTCGGTGCGTTCTGCCGAACGTATGACGTGCCGGCGGCAATGGAGAAGTTCCTGCCGGGCGTGTACCGCGAAACCGATGTACCCGACCGTTACACCTATGCAGAGGGCAGCACAGCGGGCGGCGCGGTGCTCTACGATGACGGCAGGTTCCTGTATTCCCATCATGCGACCGACCCGTGCAGCGGCGTTCTGGTCAACGCATTCGACCTCGTGCGGCTGCATAAGTTCGGCGCGCAGGACGACGAGGCACAGGAGGGGACACCGGTCAACCGGCTGCCGTCCTTCGATGCCATGTGCCGTCTGGCGGTAGCTGACCCCGAGGTTTCCGGCAAATTGCAGGCAGAACGTCTGGCGCAGGTGCAGGCGGATTTTGCCGGTATCGAGCAGCCCGCAGACAGCGAGCAGCCGCCAAGCAACGACTGGCTGAACCGGCTTGCCGTCCACCCGAAGACCGGCAAGGTGCTGAACACGATAGACAACATCTGGCTTATCCTCGAGAACGACCCGCAGCTCAAAGGACGGTTTGCACTCAACGAGTTCGCTGGGCGCGGTGAGATCCTCGGTGTTACGCCATGGGACCCGCGAGGCAGGCGTCGGGCGTGGGAGGACAACGACAATCAGGGTCTGTACTGGTATCTCGAGAAGGTGTACGAGATCACCGGCGCGGCCAGAGTAGACGGTGCGCTCAGCCTGCACAGCAACCGCCATGCGTTCAACGAGGTGGTGGACTACCTGAACGGTGTGCAGTGGGACGGCGTGCCGCGTCTGGACACGCTGCTCATTGACTACTTAGGCGCAGAGGACAACGCTTACACCCGTGCCGTGACCCGTAAGGCATTCACGGCGGCAGTTGCACGAGCGCTGAAACCCGGCTGCAAGTTCGACTGCATGACCATCCTTGCCGGTCCGCAGGGCATCGGCAAAAGTACGCTGCTGAACGTGATGAGCCGCGGCTACTTCAACGACAGCCTGCGGACGTTCGAGGGCAAGGAAGCGTGCGAGGTCATTCAGGGCGTGTGGCTTGTCGAGGTGAGCGAGCTGGAGGCGTTCAATAAGGCAGAGGTCGGTCGGGTCAAGCAGTTCCTGTCCCAGAAACACGACCGTTTCCGCGCCGCCTACGGCAGACACGTCAAGGAGCTGCCGCGCCGCTGCGTGTTCTTCGGCACGACCAACGAGAGCGAGTTTCTGAGCGACCGCACAGGCAACCGCCGGTTCTGGCCGGTGGACGTGGGCGTACACAGGGCGGATAAGAGCATCTGGAATGAGCTGAACGAGGAAACCGTCAGCCAGATCTGGGCAGAGGCTGTTATGCGTTATCGTCTGGGTGAGCCGCTGTATCTGAGCGGAGAGGTCGGTCAGCAGGCAGCCGAGAAGCAGGAGGGCCACCGCCGAACGTCTGTCCGTGAGGGCATTATTCGCGACTTTCTCGAACAGCAGGTGCCCGAAGATTGGAGCACCTGGAAGCTCGACCAGCGCGGTATGTTCTGGCAGGGCGCGGTCAAGCATGACGGCAGACTGGTGCCCCGTGAGAGGGTGTGTGCACTGGAAATCTGGTGCGAGGCTCTGGGCGGGGACCCGCGGTTTATCCGGAACTCGGACGCGGCGGAGATCAACAGTATTGTAGCCGCTGTGCCGGGGTGGAAACGGATGACCCGAACAGCGAAATTCGGATACTGTAAGACGCAGAGAGGCTTTGAAAGAATGGTAACAATCTCAGAATAGTGAGGTAACAATCTGGGGTAACAATCTCAGGCGGGGGTAACAATGGTAACAATCTTTTTGAGAATGTTACCCTCATTTGTTACCGCAGTCGAAAAGCTGAAACGCAGAAAAATGACTGAATTTCATAATTTATTTGTTCTATAAACACCAAAGGTAACAAAGTAACAATCTTTTTAATAGTAATTATAAATTAGAGGGAATAGAGAGTAATATTACCGCCTGTACCCTCTGTGCGCAATATGTGCTGCGCGTATACGCGTGTGCGCACGCGCGAGGAAGGAGAACTATGCGAGAAAAAGAAATCGAAAGCTACCTGCGCGACCGTATCCGTCGGATCGGCGGAAAGGCGTACAAGTTCGTCAGCCCCGGCAACAACGGTGTGCCTGACAGACTGGTGTGCCTGCCCGGCGGTCAAGCAGTATTCGTAGAGCTGAAAGCACCGGGCAAAGCACCGCGGCCGATCCAGATCCACCAGATCGGTATGCTGAAACAGCTGGGCTTCCGGGTGGAGGTCATCGACAGCAAGGAACAGGTGGACGAGTTCGTGAAGGAGTTGAGCGGAAATGCAGTTTCGCCCGCATAACTACCAGAGTTACTGCATTGAGCAGCTGCTGGAGCTGCCGGCCGTCGGACTTTTCCTCGATATGGGTCTTGGTAAGACAGTAACCACCCTGACCGCCGTGAAAGAGCTGAAATACCATCGGTTTCAGGTCTGCAAGGTGCTTGTCATCGCGCCGAAGAAGGTAGCCGAGGCAACGTGGAGCCGTGAGGCCGAGAAGTGGGATCACCTGCGGGATATGCGGGTGTCCACCGTTCTGGGCAGCCGTATCAAGCGCGAGAAGGCACTGGCGCGGCCTGCCGATCTGTATGTTATCAACCGCGAGAACGTCGAGTGGCTGGTGGACTACTACCGCAACGACTGGCCGTTCGACATGGTGGTCATCGACGAGAGCAGCAGCTTCAAGGACCAGAGCACCAAGCGATGGAAAGCGCTGAAGCGTGTCCGTCCGAAGATCCACCGCATCGTGCTGCTGACCGGCACACCGGCACCCAACACGCTGATCGACCTGTGGGCGCAGCTGTACCTGCTGGACGAGGGCGCAAGGCTCGGACGGACGATCGGCGGATTCCGGGAGCGGTACTTCCAGCCGGACAAGCGAAACGCCGAACGGGTTTTCACCTACAAGCCCAAGATGGGAACGGAGCAGGCCGTGCAGGATCTCATCGGGGACATCTGCATCAGCATGAAGGCCGAGGACTACCTGACACTGCCGGAGTGCGTGAGCGTGGATGTGCCTGTCGTACTGGACAGCAAGGCTGCCAAGGCTTACACCACCATGGAGCGGGAAATGCTGCTGGAAGTCGCGGAGGACACCATCACCGCAGATACCGCCGCGGTTCTGACCAACAAGCTGCTGCAGCTTGCCGGTGGCGCGGTGTACAACGCTGAGCATGAGGCACAGGTGATTCACAGCTGCAAGATCGAGGCGTTTCTCGAGCTGGTGGAAAGCCTTGCCGGCAAGAGCGCACTGGTGTTCTACGGCTTCCAGCATGAGAAGGAGCGCATTCTCGCCGCGCTGGCGAAGGAGCACAAGAACCTGCGTGTCCGGGTGTTCAGCGGCCCGCAGGATGAGGACGACTGGAATGCCGGAAAGATTGACATTCTGCTGGCGCACCCGGCAAGCACGGCTTACGGACTGAATCTGCAGCAAGGCGGCAATCATGTGATCTGGTTTTCGCCAACGTGGAGTCTGGAGCTGTATCAGCAGGCTAATAAGCGCCTGCACCGTCAAGGCCAGACCGAGCGCGTTATCATCCACCGGCTGCTGGTAGACGGCAGCGTGGATCACGACGTCGTTGCCGCCCTGGAGGGCAAGGCCGACACGCAGGAAGCGCTGATGGAGAGCATCAAGGCAAGGATTGAGCAGGTACGGAAGGAGAATTTATGACCACAAAAGACTGGCTGAATCGCGGGTGGGCACTCGACCGCGAGATTACGGCTTTGGAGAGTGCCAAGCGCCGGGCGTATGACCGCTGTGTGTCCGGTGTGGCATCGGTGAGCGGTGCACCGGGTGGCGGCGGTGCCTCAGACGGCGGCCTGAGCCGCTACGCCGACTTTGCCGCGCAGGTGGATGCCCAGATCGACAAGCTCATTGACATCAAGCAGGAGATTGCGGCGGTGATTGCCGAGGTGCCGGATACGACCCTGCGGACACTTCTCACAAAGCGGTACTTAAACTTTGAGAAGTGGGAGAAAATCGCGGTTGACCTGAATTATTCGTGGCGGCAGGTTATGCGCCTGCACGGTCAGGCGCTGCGTGCTGCGGAGCCGCTTATCGCAAACATGGCATAGGATGTCATGGTATGTCATATTGTTCCGTGCTATACTGGTATCATGAAGTTCAGCGGGAATGAAACTTAGGTCCCGCATTTCTCCTGCTTCATACCGCATTGGGAACACCTCCGGAAAGGCACTCTTGGAAACAAGGGTGCTTTTTCGTGCCCAGAATTCAGAAAGGACGGTGCAGAATGGCAAAAGGCAAATATCAGGAATGGCTTACGCCGGACGGCATCACCCGTCTGGAAGCGTGGGCGAGGGATGGTCTGACAGATGAGCAGATCGCAGCCAGGATCGGCATTACGACCAGCACGCTGTACGACTGGAAAAACAAATACTCGGAGTTTTCGGAGGCCTTAAAAAGGGGAAAAGAGGTCGTAGACATCGAAGTTGAGAACGCTTTACTCAAGCGTGCACTCGGCTACGACTACACTGAGGAGCGTGTAGAGCGCAGTCAGGATGGCGGCAAGAAGAGCATCAAGACCGTGCAGACGGTCAAGCACATTCCGCCGGACACGACCGCGCAGATATTCTGGCTGAAGAACCGCCGACCGGATCGTTGGCGCGACAAGCAGCAGATCGAGCACTCCGGCACCCTTGAGGTAGACAACCCGCTTGCCGGTCTGACCACCGAGGAGCTGCGAAAGCTGGCTGACGATGGTTGACCCTCGCATTCGCAGGGCGGCCCGCATAGAGCTTGCCCGGCGTGATTTCTGGTCGTTCTGCAAGCTGATGGCGCCGGACTTCTACCGCGAGGACCGGCCGTACCTCAAGACGCTGTGCAGGCGCTTACAGGCGTTCTGTGAGAGCGACCGCAAGGTGCTGGTGGTCAATATGCCGCCGCGACACGGCAAGAGCCGCACGGCGGTGCTGCTGAGCCAGTGGCTGTTCGGGCGCGATCCGTCCGAGCAGATCATGACCGGCAGCTACAACGAAACGCTGTCCACGACGTTCGCACGGGCGGTCCGCGACGGCATTGCGGAGGAACGGTTCGACCCGAACCGCATTGTGTTTTCGGACATTTTCCCGCAGACACGCATCAAGTACGGCGAGGCCGCCGCAGGCAAGTGGGCGCTCGAGGGGCAGTATGCGAGTTACCTCGCTACCTCTCCGGGCGGCACGGCGACCGGCTTTGGCGCACGCAAGCTGATTCTCGATGACCTGATCAAGAAGGCCGAGGAGGCTTTTAACGAGGGCGCACTCGACAAGCAGTGGCAGTGGTTCACGGACACAATGCTGTCCCGAACCGAAACCGGCTACAAGATCGTTATCATCATGACGCGCTGGGCGACCGGCGACCTCGCAGGACGTGCACTGGAGCACTGGCCGGACGCGGAGCTCATCACGATGAAAGCCTTGCAGGACGACGGCACCATGCTGTGCGATGCGGTTCTCACCCGCGAGGACTACGAGGACAAGGTTCGCACGATGAGCGAGGAAATCGCGTCCGCGAACTATCAGCAGCAGCCGATCGACCTCAAAGGCCGTCTGTACAGCAGCTTCAAGACCTATACGGACATTCCGAGGGACGAGCACGGCAATCCACTGTTTACGCATATCCGCAGCTACACCGACACGGCGGACACCGGCGCGGACTATCTGTGCAGCATCATCTACGGCGAGTATAACCACGAGGCCTATGTGCTCGACATCTACTACACCAAGGACCCGATGGAGATCACCGAGCCGGAAACCGCACGGCGGCTGCTGGCGCACGGCGTAAACCTCGCCAAAATCGAGAGCAACAACGGCGGCCGCGGCTTTGCCCGCAATGTGCAGGAGCAGCTTCGGCGGCTCGGCTCCAACCGCTGCCGTGTGGAGTGGTTCTACCAGAGCGAGAACAAGGTCGCGCGTATCCTGACTAACTCGACGTGGGTGCAGGATCACATTTACTACCCGGTGAACTGGCGCGACCGCTGGCCGGAGTACGCAAAAGCAATGTTACATTACCAGAAAGAGGGCAAGAACGCCCACGATGACGCTCCCGACGCGACAACCGGCGTTGCGGAGCAGTTTACCAGGAAAGGAGGGGTCAGCGTATGGTGAAAGTGAACAGCCGCACGATTCAGCGGCTTTTGCAGGGGCACGGGCAGTTCATCCGCGAGGCGGACGAGGCGCGGCGCTATTACAGCAACGTCAACCGCATCAAGCAGGACAACAGCGTTTTGCAGCGGCAGGCAGAGACCGAGCAGGCGCTCGGCAATCCGCTGCACCTCGCGGACAACCGCATTTCGCACTCGTGGCATAATCTGCTCGTGACGCAGAAGGTTTCCTACGCGCTGAGCTACCCGCCGGTATTCGATGTGGGGAACAAGACCGCCAACGAGCGGATTGCAGAGATTCTCGGAGATCAGTACACCGCAACGGCCATGCAGCTCGGCATTGACGCGAGCAACACCTCGGTCGGCTGGCTGCATTACTGGCGCGGCACAGACGGCCGTTTCCGCTACCACACGGTAGACCCCGAACAGATTGTTCCGGTGTTCTCTGGTACGCTGGAGAGCGATTTAGTCGGCGTGCTGCGCTGCTACACCATGCTCGACCCGCAGAGCGGTCAGACCGTGCAGGTGTGCGAATACTGGGACGACACGACCTGCCGGTTCTACCGTCAGAACGGCGTGTCCGGCAACTACACCTACTTCGAATATCCGGAAGTCGGGCAGGAGCTGCGGCACGGCCTCGGCGCGGTGCCGTTCATCCCGTTCTACAACAACGCCGACCGCATGGGCGATCTGCCGCTGTACCGCGACCTCATCGACGCATATGACAAGGTGGTGTCCGGCTTCGCCAACGATATGGAGGACGTACAGGAGGTCATCTTCGTTATCCGCAACTACGGCGGCACGGACAAGACCGAGTTCATGAGTGATCTCAAAAAGAGCAAGCTCATCAAGGTCGAGGGGGACGGTGGCGTGGACACCATCCGCGCGGAGATCCCGTTTGAGGCGCGGAACGCTTTTCTCGAAAGAACCCGCCGTCAGATCTTCGTCAGCGGCATGGGCGTTGACCCGAACCCTGAGAATTTCGGCAACTCGTCCGGCGTGGCGCTCAAGTACCTGTACAGTCTGCTGGAGCTCAAGGCCGGCATGATGGAAACGCAGTTCCGCTCCGGCTTTGCTGAGCTGGTGCGTGCTATCTGCCGCTCGGAGGGTATCGCGCAGCCGAAACGAATTCTCCAGACCTGGACGCGCAACATGGTCCAGAACGACCTTGAAACCGCACAGATCGCGCAGCAGTCGGTCGGCATTATCTCGGACAGGACCATCCTCGCAAACCATCCGTGGGTAGACGATGCCGAGAGCGAGCAGAAGCAGCTGGAAAAGGAACAGCAGGCGGCAGCCGAAAAGCAGCCGCAGTTCCGGTTCCCGCCAAAGGACGGTGCAGGCGATGGCAGCAGCGGATAAGCTGAACGGTGCCTACTGGCGCAAGCGTGCCATTGAGCTGGCCGAAAAGCAGAAGCAGGAAGATGACGACCTGTGTCTGCGATTCCACCGGGAATACGAACGCATTCTGCACGAACTGGACAAGGAAATCTCGATCTTCTACGCCAGATACGCCGCAAACGAAAGCGTCAGCATGGCAGACGCACGCAGGCTGCTGCGCGATGCTGAGCTGGAGGACTTCCGGATGTCGCTGGACGAGTTCCGCGACAAGGCGCTTGCCGGCGGCTTTGACAAGGAGCTGGAGGAGGTTTATCTCCGTTCGCGTATCTCGCGCTTGCAGGCGTTGCAGACACAGGTTGAACTGCGGATGAGGGAGCTGTTCGGCTCTCAGCGCGATGTGCTGCGTGACCATTTGCAGGAGCGTTGCACCGACACCTACTACCGCACGGTGTACGCCGTCAGTCAGCAGATGAATGTTGCAAGCACATTCGCCCGCATTGACCCGCAGACGGTCGAGAAGATACTCGCCGTGCCGTGGCTCGGCAGCGAGTTTTCGTCTCGTATCTGGGCAGACAAGGACAAGCTGACCCGTGAGCTGATGCAGACGCTTTCGCGCGGTCTGGTCCGCGGCGACTCGCTCGACCGCATGACGAAAGAGTTTGCCAAGCGCATGGGCGTGTCTGAGAGCCGCGCGGCGGTGCTCATCCACACCGAGAGCGCCCATATCGCCGCGGAGGCGTCCATGAAAGGCTACCGCGAGACCGGCGTCAAGGAATACCGGTTTCTCGCGACCTTGCAGCTTAAAACCTGCTCGATCTGCGGCATGCTGGACGGCAGAGTGTTCAAGTTTTCCGAACGCGAGACCGGCGTCAACTTCCCGCCCATGCACCCGCAATGTCACTGCACATACACGGGCGTTACCGAGTTTAACATCGGCGACAAGCGCGCCGCCCGCGACCCCGTAACCGGCAAGTCCGGAACTGTTCCGAAGAGCATGACGTGGGAAGAGTGGCATAAGAAGTATGTGGAGGACGATCCGGCCGGTGCGCTGGCGGACAAGAAGTATAAGAACCGGCACGGTGACAGTAAGCAGTATGACCGTTACGTTGATCGACTGGGGTCAAAAAATGTTCCGAAAACGCTTGATGCGTTCCAGACTTTGAAGTATACTGAACCTGAGAAGTGGAAGACGCTCCAGAGAGCATACCGTGATCAGCCGATTCGGGATCATATCCGGTCTGACGCGCAGCCTAAGACGATAGAGGTCGGCAAACAGGGCAAGCACATTCGTGAGCACAATAACTACATTCAGGGACGCAGCTATCTGACGATTTCTGTTGACGAGGCCCAGACGCTGGTCAATCGTCATGCGGGCACCGGCGAGTTGCTGCGTGACACTAAGAACAAGTGGAAGCATCAGGAGCTGATTCGCACCAAACAACAGATCGGCGTTGATGTTGACCAACTGACCGGAGAAGAACGACCGACCACGGATTTCAAAATCCATTATTCTAATAAGGGCGTTCATATCGTACCGTACAAGGAGAGATAACAATGGATCTCATTCAGCACATGAAAAAGCTGCTCGGCACCGAGCACCCATATGACAAAGCGCATCGCCTCAAGGTGGAATGCACGGACGGCATTACGCTGACCGGCAAATTCGTCACCGTGGTAGGTGCGCTGGACAATGAACCGGAAATTGCAGAGCTGATTATCCGGCGCGACGACAACGGCGTTCTGACCGGAATGCTGGAAACCGAAATCAAAACAGTAGAACTGATGGACTAAACCACCAAGGATTCAATCCAAGGTGGTTTTTTCATACCCATTTTTCGATGAAAGGAGCAAAAACCAATGGAATTTCTCAAATCCCTTTTTGAAAAGGGCGCACTGACCTGGGAGCAGTTCCAGCAGGCCGCAAAGGACGCAAAGTTTGAGGTGGTCAACGCCGCCGGCGGCGCTTACGTTCCCAAGGCAGACCTTGACACCAAGGCGCAGGAGCTGACCACGGCGAACAACACCATCAAGGACCTGCGTGACGCCGCCAAGGCGTGGGACGGAAAGGACCCGAAGAAGCTGGAGGACGACCTCAAGGCCCTTCAGACCAAGTACGACACCGACACCGCGAACATCCGCCGCGATGCGGCGATCGATCTGGCGCTGACCCGTGCCCATGCACGCGATCCGCAGCTGACCCGCGCGGCGCTCTCGATGGACGACATCAAGATCGGCACGGACGGCAAGGTGACAGGTCTGGGCGCCCAGCTCGAAACGCTGAAGAAAGACAAGGCGTGGCTGTTCGAGGAGGACGGCGCAGGTCAGTCCGGCAAGCAGGGCGACAAGGGTGGAAACCCGAACGGCGGTCAGGGCGGCGGCTACAATCCGCAGTCCGGCGGCAATCCGAACACGGTAAACGATCTCGGTTCCGCTCTCGCAGAAGTATACAACACCAACGGCTAACAGAAAGAAGGAATGAAAAATGCCTATCACTCTCGCACAGGCAAAGGTCGGCATGGCAAACCATGTGGACCAGCAGGTTATTGACCAGTTCCGCCGCGGCTCCATGCTGCTGAACGCACTGACGTTTGACAACTCGGTTTCCCCCGGCACGGGCGGCTCGACCCTGACCTATGGCTACACTCAGCTCAAGACCCCGGCAGGCGCGGACTTCCGCGACATCAACGCCGACTACACCGATACCGTTGCCGACCGCGAAACCAAGTCGGTTGACCTCAAGATCTTCGGCGGTACGTTCAAGATCGACCGTGTTCTCGCGAACACCGCGAACGGTCAGATCAGCGAGGTCCAGCTCGAGGAGCACATCAAGGCGACCACCAACCTGTTCCACTACACTGCCATCAACGGCGACAAGGGCACCAAGGGCTTTGACGGTCTGGACACGCTGCTCGTCGGCACTTCCACCGAGCTCAACGCCGACGCATCCAAGGCGATCGACCTGTCCACCTCGGCGGCGATCGACACCAACTACAAGACCGTACTCGATATGCTCGACGAGTTCCTGTCCGAACTGGACGGCGTGCCGACCATGCTCATCGGCAATGCGGCGCTGCTGACCAAGATCCGCTCCTGCGCCCGCCGTGCCGGTTATCTGACCCATGCCGAGGACGCTTTCGGCCGCCAGATTGCAGGCTACAACGGCATTCCGTTCATGGATATGCAGTATTACTATGACACCGCCGAGAAGAAGGAAAAGCCGGTCGTGCCGATTACGTCGCGTGAATACGGCGCGTCCTCGTCCAAGACCACGGTTACCGGTCTGACCGACCTGTACGCAGTCCGTCTGGGTCTGGACGGCTTCCACGCGGTCTCTCCGATGGGCGGCAAGGTGATTTCGACCACGCTGCCTGATTTCTCCACCGCAGGTGCAGTCAAGGCAGGTGACGTGGAAATGGTAGCGGCAACCGTACTCAAGAAGTCCCGCGCGGCCGGTGTTCTCCGCAACTTCAAGGTAAAGTGAGGGAAGCGCTATGTACAAGATCAAGGCACCGAACGAGGAGTACGACCGCAAGATCGGCGGCGTGCAGTTCGTGAATGGTGAGGCACAGACGGATAACGAGTGGCTTGCAAGCTGGTTCTCCGGCCGTGCGGGCTTTACCGTGGAAACCGTGACCGCCGAGGAGGAAACCGAGCCGACCGAGGACAAACCGAGGGGGAAGCGCAGAAATGACAAGGGAAACGCTGATGCTGCGGGCGCAAAGCCTGCTGCCGAACCTGCCGCAGGAAACGCTTGAGTTCGCCTGCGATCTGGTGCTCGAGCAGATCTGTAACTACTGTAATCTGACCGAGGCGCCGGACGGCCTGACGAACACCGCAGCGCTTATGGTACGCGGTCTGGTAAACAGCGTTCAGCTCCAGAACGAGAATATGCAGCCTGCCGCAAAGGGCGTGTCCAGAGGGGATACGTCCTTTTCCTTTGCAACCGCAGCGGAACAGCTGGCGGCACTGGCAGGCTCGGGTGACTTCCTCACCGACTACAAGGCGCAGCTGAACGCCTATCGAAAGATGAGGTGGTAGTATGCTCGGCAATCCGGAGCTGGAACGGGCGCTGCTGGAGCAGACCTATGACGGCGTGATGACCGTCACCGGCACAAGCAAGCAAACCGTGAATGGCGAAACCGTTGTTACACCGGATGCGGTGCTGCACGAGAATATTCCGTGTGCGCTGTCGTTTTCGGGCACACCGGACAGCAAAACGGACGCGAACAGCGGTCAGATCAGCTATCAGGCGACGATTTACTGTGCGCCGGAGCTGACGATTCCGGCAGGCTGCCGCATTGCGGTTCAGCAGTACGGCGCGACCTATCGGCTGAAATACAGCGGCGAAAGCGCGGTCTATCCGACCCATCAGCAGCTTTCTGCCGTCCGAGAGGAGCGAGCGTAATGGCAAGCTGGGGAAGCTGTGATTTTCACGAGCTGCGCGACTTGAACGAACGCATCAAGGCTGCTGCCAGTGAGCAGGAGATGGACGCTTTCTACACCGGACTGCTGGACGAGATGATGAACGGTCTGCTGACCGACGTCAAGGAACTGACACCGGTTGATCGCGGCCACCTGCGGCGTAACTGGTTCATCACCAAGGCGAAGCGCAGCGGAAAGCATTACCGCGCGGAAATTTACAACAACATCGAGTACGCGCCGTGGGTCGAGAACGGCCACCGGCAGGAGGTCGGACGGTATGTTCCGGCTATTGGCAAACGCCTGGTTCGCAGTTTCGTTGAAGGAAAGCACATGCTGCGCAATGGCATGTTCGATCTCCAGAAAGCCGCGCCGGGCTTTATCAAGGCCAAAAGCGAGGAATTTCTCAGCCGCATGATGGAGGGCAAATGATTAACGTAGTACAGGAAATCGTCGATCAGCTGCGCACGGTCTATCCATCGGCGCAGTACGACATCTATACCGAACGTATCGAGCAGGGCTTCTCTGTGCCGTGCTTCTCCATTCGGCAGCTTCGTGCGGACGTCACGCCGTACCCGTCCGGGCTGCATGAGATCGTGCAGCACATGGACGTGCGGTTCTTCCCGTCGGACGGCCGTCCGCAGGAGCAGTGCCGAGAGACCGCACAGACGCTCACGCTGCTGCTGCGGCGCACGGAAAGCCTGCGCGGGAGCAATCTCTCGTGGGAAATTACAGACGGGGTGCTGCATTCCTTCGCGGACTACCGGCAGTTTGTCCGGGAGGTCCCGGAAGATATTCCGATGGAGAATTTGCAGACTACCGTAGGAACGGAGAACGAAAATGGCAGTTAAACGCAAAAACGAGGCAGGAGCACCGGCGTTTACCGGCGCACAGCTCCTGACCTTCGACAGATACCGCGAGCGGCGCGACCTGCTGGGTGTGCTGCTCGACAAAGATCAGCGCTACACCTTTTCCGAGGTGGACGCGCTCATCGACAACTTTATGAAAGGCAAGGTGAATTAAATGGCTTTAGGCGGCGGTATGTATACCGTACAGAACAAGGTTCTGCCCGGTGCGTACATCAACTTTGTGTCGGCGGCGCGTGCGTCTGCGACCCTGGGAGACCGCGGCACGGCGGCTTTCCCGCTGTCCCTCGACTGGGGACCGGAGAACGAGGTCGTGACCATCGAGAACAGCGAGTTTCAGAAGCAGTCGCAGGCGCTGACCGGCTACGCCTACACGGCGGACGAGCTGCGTCCGCTGCGCGAGATCTTCGCAAACGCCAAGACGCTGCACCTGTTCCGTCTGAACAGCGGCGGTGCAAAGGCAGCATGCAAGTACGCAGAGGCGAAGCATCCGGGCAAGATCGGCAACGAACTGAAGATCGTGATTCAGCAGAACGAGGGCTTCACGGTATCGACGAACGAGGTCTACGACGTTTCGACCTACCTCGGCACGACCCTTGTGGACACGCAGAAGGCAGTTAAGGCAGTTGCAGACCTTTCCGACAACGACTATCTGCACTGGAAGGGCAGCGAGGCGCTGACCGAGAACGCAGGCCTGCTGCTCACCGGAGGCACGACCGGCGCGGTGCAGGATGCAGCTTACCAGACGTTCCTCGACAAGATCGAGCCGTACAGCTTCAACGCGGTCGGCTGCGACACGAAGAACAGCACGGTCAAGGGTCTGTTCGCCAACTGGACGCGCCGCCTGCGTGATGAGCAGGGCGTGAAGTTCCAGTGCGTGCTGCATGGTTATCCCTCGGCAGACTATGAGGGTGTGATTTCCGTCAAGAACGGTCTGGTCGGTGCATCTGATGATACCTCGGCTGTCTACTGGACGACCGGCGCGGAAAGCGCGTGCGCGGTCAATCGCTCGATGACCAACTCGACCTACACCGGCGAGTACGACATCGACACGAACTACACGCAGACCCAGCTTGAAAAGGCGATCAAGGCTGGTGAGTTCACGTTCCACCGCGTCGGTGACCAGACCCGCGTGCTGACCGACATCAACACGTTCGTAAGCATTACAGACGAAAAGAGCGCGGATTTCTCGTCCAATCAGGTCATGCGCGTGCTCGACCAGATCGCCAATGACATTGCAAGCCTGTTCAACTCGAAGTACATTGGCAAAGTCCAGAACGATGCCTCCGGCCGCGTGAGCCTGTGGAGCGACATCGTAGCGCACCACAATCAGCTCCAGACCATCCGCGCCATCGAGAACTTCGACAGCAGCAGCGTCACCGTGTCGCAGGGCGACAGGAAGAAGTCCGTTGCGGTCGAGGACCATGTACAGCCGGTTTCCGCGATGGAACAGCTTTACATGAAGGTAATCGTTGAATAAAGGAGGGAAAAGTCATGCTGAACGCTCCTGTTATGGAAGCAAATGATGCGGTATCCGGCTCGATGGCCGAGTGCTACGTCACCATTGACGGCAACCGCTACAATATGATGCAGCTGTACAGCTTTGAGTCGTCCGCGAAGGTCAACTCGCAGGACGTGAAAATCCTCGGTCGTACCGGCATTGGCAAGAAGCCGACTGGCTGGTCCGGTTCGTGGAAGGGCACGGCGCACTTTAATCAGAGCGTGTTCCGCCGCTGGTTCCTGACCTACTGCAAGACCGGCAGGATGACGCCGTTTGAGATTCAGGTGTCCAACGAGGACCCGTCCTCGTCTGCCGGCCGTCAGACCATCACGCACACCGGCTGCCTGATCGACAGCTCGATTCTGGCGAAGTTCGACGCGGGCGATACCCTGCTCGATGAGGAGCTTTCCGGCACGTTCGATAACTGGGATATGCCGGAGGAATTTAACACGCTGTCCGGTATGGAATAAGGAGGAATTTGCACAATGGGTAATCTTACCGCATTTCTGGCGCAGAACGCCAGGCAGGTTGAAAACGTGAAGCTGGTCGTATCCGACCGCTTCACCGATGAGGACGGCAAGCCGCTCGAGTGGGAGGTGCGCTGCATTTCCTCGCGCGAGGACGAAACGCTGCGCCGCGACTGCCAGTACCGTGTACAGGTGCCGGGCAAGCGCGGCAGCTTCCGTCAGGAATTCGACAACGTGCTGTACCTTGCCAAGCTGGCAGCCGCCTGCACGGTTTATCCGAACCTCAACGACGCAGAACTGCAGGACAGCTACGGCACGAAATGCGCCGAGGAGCTGATCTCGGCCATGCTGACGCCGGGTGAGTACACGAACTACACGGAAAAGCTGTTCGATATCTGCGGCTTCGGTGACAAGCTCGATCTGGTGGAACAGGCAAAAAACTGATTCGGGGCGGTGAGGGTTCTGATGATTATGAAGCGTATGCAGCGCATTATTGCCTGCAAAAGCTCCATATCCTGCCGTCCGAATATTTAAGTCTGCCAAAGGAAGAACGGGCATTTATCTGGGCGTCCTGTGTCGTGCGCAACGAGGACGAAAAGGCGGCTCTGGATAAAGCGAAACGAGGGAGGTGAGTTCTATGGCACTGTCAAATACCGTCCAGCTGCGCGACGGCATGAGCAATGTACTCAGCCGTATCGCGTCCAACCTGAGTGCGGTCAACGACCGGTTTGAGCGGATGCAAAGCCTGACCGAACAGGCGGCGCCGACCGGTCTGTATTCACAATTTAACAGCGAATTGACGGGTGTGCGTGAAGAACTCACCCGAACCGTGAGCGAAGTCGAGGAGCTGCGGAGCAGCATGACCTCGGCGCAGCCGCCGGCGGAAAACCTGACGGCCTCGCTCAAAAAGCTGGGCACCGCGTTCCTCGGCTCCAAGCTGGTGAGCGGTATCGTGAGTATGTCGGACGAAATGACGCAGACCACGGCACGTCTGAACCTGATGAACGACGGTCTGCAAAGCACCGCCGACCTGCAGGAGCTGATCTATCAGTCGGCTATGCGTTCCCGCGGCGCGTACAACGCTACGGCGGATGCAGTCGCAAAGATGGGCCTGCTTGCCGGTGATGCATTCAGCAGCAATCAGGAAACGATCGCGTTTGTCGAGCAGCTGAACAAGCAGTTCAAGATCGCCGGCACCTCGGCAGAGGGACAGGCCGCCGCCATGCTCCAGATCACGCAGGCCATGGGCTCCGGCGTGCTGCGCGGTGAGGAGCTGAACTCGGTATTCGAGCAGGCACCGACCATCATTCAGTCGATTGCGGATTACCTCGGCGTGTCGGTCGGTGAAATCCGCAGCATGGCGCAGGAAGGCGAGCTGACGGCGAGCGTTGTCAAGTCCGCGCTGCTGTCCTCGGCAGAGGAAACCAACCAGAAGTTCAACGAGATTCCGCTCACCTGGTCGGACGTCTGGACGCAGGCCAGCAACATGGCGATCATGGCCTTGCAGCCACTATTGGAGGCCATCAACTGGGTGGCGAACAATATTGAGGTCATCGGCCCGCTGGTGCTTGCGGCTGCGGCAGCCTTTGCGCTGTTTGCGGTGGCGGCTAACTGGACGAAGATCTGTGCTGCGGCTACGAAGGCGCTGACAGCCGCGCAGAAGATGCTCAATGCCGTGATGTCGCTCAACCCAATCGTGCTGATTATCGGCTCGATCATCATTCTGATCGGCGTGATCGCGGCATACATCAACTACACGAACCGGGCAAAGAACGAAACGACGAGCGCCGTCGGAGTGATCTGCGGCCTGTTCGCGATGGCAGGCGCGTTTGTCTACAATATGTTCTATCTGCCAGTCTACAACGTGATTGCCGATCTTATCAACTTCCTCGGCAACGTGTTCCAGCACCCGATTGCGTCGATCGAGATTTTGTTTTTGCAGCTCAGCCAGTATGTTGTCGGCGTCATACGCGGTATGGTGAGGACGATCGAGAAGCTCATCAACCTTATTCCGGGCGTGAAGATCAACATCACCAGCGGTCTGGACACGTTCTACGACAGCTACACCGACAGCATCCAGAAGATTAAGGATCAGTCCGGGTGGACGGAGTACGTTAAGCACAAGGAGAAGATCGAGTATTCAACGGCTTACGCCAACGGTTACAACTGGGGCGCAAACCTCCAGAACAGCATCTCTGAAAAGCTGGGTCTTGACCTGCCGGACGATCCGGCAACGGGTTTGCTGTCCAACATTGCAGACAACACCGCCCAGATTGCGGACGATGTGAGCGTATCCTCGGACGACATCAAGCTGCTGCGCGATATTGCCGAGCGGCAGGTCATCAACAAGTACACCACCGCCGAGATCAAGGTGGAAATGGTCAACTACAACAACATCTCGAACGAGATGGATCTGGACGGCGTAGTCAATCTGCTGGAAGCCAAGGTCACCGAGGCGCTTGTCACCAGTGCGGAAGGAGTGCATATCTGATGTATGAATTTTATATGGATGGTGTGCGCCTTCCGGTCACGCCGAGTGCGCTGACCATCAAGACAGCCAACCAGAACAAGACCATCAACCTCATCAACGAGGGTCAGGTGAACGTCCTGAAAACGCCGGGGCTGTCCAAAATCAGCTTTTCGGCGCTCCTGCCGAACAGGGAATACCCGTTTGCCTGTTATCAGAACGGGTATCAGCCTGCTCAGTATTACATGAGCAAGCTGGAATCGCTCAAGACCGCCTGCAAGCCGTTCGAGTTCTCAGTTATCCGTATAGACGACAGCGGCGAGGAGCTGATGAGCGCACAGCCGATGACGGTATCCCTCGAAAGCTACGAGCTTGCCGAGGACGCAGGCAGCTACGGCGTTGATGTCATGGCGAAGATTGAATTGCTGCAATACGCGCCGTACCACACAAAGTCTATCGAGTTCAAGAAGAGCGAGAGCAGTTCCGGCACTAAAAAGGCGACCGTCACGCAGAAGCGCGACACCACAACCGCACCGGCCGGCAAGACGTACACCGTCAAGTCCGGTGATACGCTGTGGGACATTGCTCGCGTGAAGCTGGGGAACGGTACTAAGTGGCAGTCTATCTATAATCTGAACAAGACTGCCATTGAAGCCGCAGCGAAGAAATACGGCAGGTCGAGCAGCAGTAACGGTTGGTGGATTTATCCCGGCACGGTGCTCAAGCTGCCGGGTTAAGGAGGGGCAATATGGGTAAATATGTTTGGCCGTGTCCGTCCTACTCACGTATTTCGAGCGGCTACGGTAACCGCACCTGCCCGTTCCACGGCAAGGAGTTCCACGACGGCGTTGACCTGGCAGCGGCAAGCGGCGCACCAATCCTCGCGTTCGGCCCCGGCACGGTCACGAAGTCCGGTTGGAACGGAGGTTATGGTAACTACATCAGCATAGACCACGGCGGCGGTCTGATGTCCTTCTATGGTCATGCTTCGGCGCTCTACGTCAAGCAGGGCGCGAAAGTTACCGCCGGACAGAAGATTGCCGCCGTCGGTACAACTGGCAGCTCGACAGGCTGTCACCTGCATTTCGGTATGCACAAGAATGGCTCGTCCGTCAATCCGCTGAACTACGTTTCTTCCGGCGATACGCTCGCCAAGTATTCCGGCGCGAAGTCGGGCGGTACGGCAACAAATACGGTTAAGGCGCTCTTTACCGCCTATTATCCTGCGAATAATGCCATGGAGGGCGGGTTTCTTGACGCACTGGGAAACAAACTTGACCCGAGCAAGCACACCTGTGCTGCACCGCCAAGCGTACCTTTTGGGACGAAAATCACCGTGCAGGGTACAGGTACAGCGCTTGACGGCGTGACCTACACCGTCAATGATCGCGGCGGCATGATTCAGATTGAGAATGGCGTGTACCATTTTGATCTTTTGATGAGCAGCAATGCTGAGTGCAACCGCTGGGGCAAGAAGTACGGCAAAGCCATCATCGGCGGCTCGTCTGGCTCGTCCGGCTCGACCTCTTCGGGCACGAGCACCGAGAAAGAGAAGAAGGATATCACGACCGTTGTTGTTAAGTCTGTCACCGGCGCGGCAGGCACGCGCAAGGAGATCCTGCGTGATGTGCCGTCCTGCCAGATGCCGGGCGCCGAGCTGATCATCCAGAACAAAAACGGTCAGCTTCAGCAGCCGATGATCGAGGGCGACATCGTGTGGGAAACCACCCGCAGCGGCGCGGCGTCCTCGCTGACGTTTACGGTGGTCAAGGATGATACCCTCAACTTTCACGAGGGCAATCCGGTGTCGTTCCGGTTTAATGGCGCGAATGTGTTCTACGGCTACGTCTTTAAGAAGTCGCGCTCAGACAATCGGCTGATTAAGGTCACGGCCTATGACCAGCTGCGCTACTTCAAGAACAAGGACACCATCAGCTACACGAACAAGACCTATGCCGATGTGCTGAAAATGCTGGCTGCGGACTACGGTTTGAAGGTCGGTACTGTCGCGGACACCAAGTACAAAATCCCGCAGCGCATCGAGGAAGGAACGCTGTTCGATATGCTCGGCAATGCCAGTGATTTGACCATCATCAACACCGGCAAGGTGTACGTCTTGTATGACGATTTCGGCAAGTTATGCCTCAAACCCTACGAGAGCTTGCTCCTGCCGCTCTACATCGACGAGGACACGGCCCAGGGTTACAGCTACACCTCGTCCATCGACAGTGACGTGTACAACCGCATCAAGCTGGCGTGGGACAACGATGAAACCGGCGTCAGAGAGGTTCATGTGATGAACAATACCGCCAGCCAGAGCAAATGGGGCACGCTCCAGTATTACGAAAAGCTGGACAACGCCCTCAACACCGCCGATTTGCAGACCAAGGCCAAGGCGCTGATGAAATACTACAACGTCATCCACCGCGAGCTGACCATGCAGAAGGTTTTCGGCGACGTGAGAGCCAGAGCCGGTACTTCGGTTTGCGTCGGCATGGGCCTGGGTGACATCAACATCAAGAACTATATGTGCGTGGAGAAGGCTAAGCACACGTTCAGCAATGGCCTGTACACGATGGATTTGTACCTGAGCGGAATTCGAGGTGAGTTTAGTGCCTAATCTGATGGAAACTATGCGGCAGATTGCCGCGAACGAGCGTCAAGCCGCTTTGCCGATGACAATCTGCTTCGGCAAGGTGATTGCACTCTCGCCGTTCCGTGTGCAGATCGACCAGAAACTTGTACTCACCAAGGAGTTTTTCATCGTGAAAAGTGGCGTGAGCGCATCCTCGTTCAAGGTGGGCGATGTGCTCATCCTGTTCCGCAATGAGGGCGGACAAAAGTACCTGATATTCGACAAGAAAGGGGCGCTGTAATGCTGCCGACAGAGTATAATGACGATCTCGTGCAGGATTTCGAGATTGAAACACAGCCTACGCGCACCTATGCGCTGCGGTTTGACGGTTACCCGTGTTCCGGCGGAAAGCTGGACGGACTGGAAGCCATGAAGCAGGCCATCTTCCTGATTCTTCAGACCGAGCGGTTTCAGTACGCGATTTACAGCTGGAATTATGGTATCGAGCTGAACGCCCTGCTCGGTCAGACCATGACGCCGTATCTGCAGGCCAAGGTTGCCAAGACGATTGAAGATGCGCTCATGGCGGATGATCGTGTGCTCTCGGTTGAGCAGTTTTCGTTCACCAAGGGCAAGCGCAGCCTGCTTGTAAAGTTTACCGTAACCACGACCGAGGGCGACATCGAAAGCGAATTTGAGTTTGGAGGTGAAGTGGCATGATCGGACGATATTCCGACGAAATGACGTTTGACTACATTATGAACCGTATGTTGGAGAGCGTGCCGGATACGGTCGATAAGCGCGAGGGCAGTATCATCTATGATGCACTTGCACCGGCGGCCGCGGAACTGGTCAAATGCTACACGGAGCTTGATGTGGTCATGGACGAAACCTTTGTGGACACGGCATCCCTGCAATACCTCCAGCTGCGCTGCAAGGAGCGCGGCGTAACCATTCAGGGCGAAACTGCTGCTGTTATCGAGGGCGTGTTCACGCCGTCCTCGCTCGACCTCAGCGCCGGACTGCGGTTCAACTGCGACGAGGTGAACTACACTATCACAGAAAAGATATCGGCGGGTCACTACAAGCTGGAAGCGGAAACGCTCGGTACGGTTGGCAACAAGTACACCGGTCTGCTGCTGCCAATCCAGACGGTGAACGGTCTGGAAACCGCCCAGATTGCAGCGGTGCTCATTCCGGCCGAGGACGGCGACACGACCGACACGCTGCGCGAGAAATACTACGCCAGCATTGACGGCGAAGCGTTTGGCGGCAACGTGGCCGACTACCGCGAGAAGGTCAACGCTATTACAGGTGTTGGCGGCGTCAAGGTCTATCCGGTCTGGAACGGCGGCGGCACGGTCAAGCTGACTATTATCGCGTCTGATTACACCGCACCGAGTACCGAGCTTATCAGCAAGGTACAGACCGCCATCGACCCCGAGGGCAATCAGGGCGAAGGCTTAGGCCTTGCGCCGATCGGGCACACCGTGACTGTCGCCGGTGCGAGGTATGCCGACATTGCTATCACAACCAATATCACCTTTGCGACCGGCTGGGCGTGGTCGAGCGCACAGTCGCAGGTGGAGAGCGCGGTCAAGATGTACTTTGCCGAGCTTGCGAAGGTCTGGGCGGACAGTGCGACGACCGTTGTGCGTATCTCACAGATCGAGACGCATCTGCTTGCGCTCGACTGCGTGGTGGACGTGGAGGACACGACCATCAATGGTAGTGTGAAGAACATCGAGCTGGCAGCGGATGAAATTCCGCGGCTCGGCAGTATCGGAGGTGCGACGTGAGGAAGAAGTTGCAGGACTACCTGCCGCCGATCCTGCTCAAGACCTACGAGTTCCCGCTGCTATGTGAGACCGAGCAGCTGGAGATTGACCGTCTGCATGATGCCGCTGATGCGGTGCTTGATGCACAGTTTCTAAGCACAGCAGGGGAGTACGCCATTCAGAGGTACGAGAAGATCTTCGGCGTTGTGCCGCAGGACACCGACACGCTCGACGAGCGCCGGTTTAAGGTGCTGACCAGGATCAACACGCAGCTGCCGTTCTCGGTGCGTCGCCTGCGGCAGCAGCTCGCGACACTCTGCGGCGAGGATGGGTACAACCTCGAGGTGAGCGGCGGCAAGTACACGCTGACGGTCAAAGTTGCGTTGACCGCGAAACGCAATCAGCAGGCGGTTGAAGAACTGCTCGCGGACATTGTGCCGGCGAATATGGTCTGCACGACATCGCTGCTGTACAACCAGCACGCAGATCTGACGCGCTTCACGCACGCGCAGCTGGCTTTGCTTACGCATTTTGAAATTAGAGAGGAAGTGTTGCCGGATGGCGAGTAAAACGACAAACTACGGACTGAATAAGCACAGTCCGCAGGATTTCTACAACGTAGAAGCCAGAAATGAAAACTGGGATAAGATCGACGAGGCTCTTGCTGCGACGGACCCGACCAAGGTCACCGCCAAGGCCGCACCGGCCGACGGTGACGGCGTGATGATCGCGGACAGCGCGGACGGCGGCAAGGCTAAGCGGCTGCTGTGGTCGAATGTTAAGGCGGCTCTCGGCAAGTTGTTTGTACCGCTGGCGAGAAAGATCAACGGGAAGGCGCTGGCGAAGGATGTGACGCTGACGGCGGCTGACATCAAAATGCCCAACAGCGAAGAGGACGTAGGGGCGGCTATGGCAAAGCGCCTTATAAACTACGGTACAGAGTTCGCCTCTAAAGACACAATTTTAGACGCTGTGATGGCGTGTAAGACATCTTGTAGCTTTTTCTCCTATGCAGGAAGTCGTCTTTTTGATGCCAATGACCGGCCAGAACTAGGTGCTGAGTATCAATATCTTGTGCTCATGGATGATATAAGCGGACCACGCCGCACTGTAATTGCATATAGCTATTCTGCAGGTAACGTGTTTTTACGATCGGTATGGAATAAAAAATGGCAAACAGACGATTGGTTTCCCCTCGCAACCCGTAAGTCACCAGAAGTGCATAATTTTCCTTTGGTGGACGGCTATACCGATCTCGGATGCAAATACTTTCGCACACAAGAAAATGTGGTTTCTTTTGCCGGAGAAGTAATGCGAACGAGTGGTTTTCGAGGCTTCGAACCTTTTGCAGTGCTGCCCGAAGGCTTTAGGCCGGATCATACGATCGTCGTGCCAGCGCTGCTCTATCCAAGTTTCACACCGACTACAATTATCATTAACTCTAACGGTGAAATTTGTGAAACGATAACAGCCAGTGACAAATCACTTTATATGCAGGCGACTTTTGTCGCGGGTTAATTTCGGGCAATGAAAACAAATCGAATGCCGCCAAGTGATTTTTTATTAACCGCTGCTGTAGATGCACGGTAATACAAGGAACCATCATAGTCAAGTCGATATGTAGCGACAACATTATCAGATCCTGAATCGCTACACATTCCCCATTGCGACTGCAAAACTGGCCTAAATCCTTCTGGAAGTGTTGCGATGAGGGTCCACTGATCTGGGATAAAGTTGTCATTCGACTTTTCGCCGTAATCGAATACTACTGTTACTTCATTAAATGCATTTTTCCAGTATGCAGCCGTGCCAAGGCGATTGATACTATCAGCCAATGGTAGCTCGTGTATCTCTGGTGTTTCACATTTAGCTAACTGCACCCAGTTTGTCCAGCCGTCTTGATTGCGAGACTGGAACCATACGCCTTTGCCTGCGTGTACTATATAAATGATGGAGCACCATTTTTCTTCTGCTGAGCCAGCCGTGCATAAAGCTACGCCTTGCGCATAGCCTGTCAGCCCTGCCTTGTATGGAGTGTTTGCGGTATCTTCGTCGCACCAATACAGCTGGCCGATAGTGATTTTGTGCACATCCAGCGTCTTTGGGTACTGCTTCAAGGGTCGCTTTGCCATAGCCGTCCTTAAGTTCTCCGCATCATCGGCACCCATCGCAATGTCATCGCCCGTCAGCGTCACATCCGCGCTCAGCGTTTTCCCGTTCACCGTCCGGCTCGTCGGCACGAGCCCCGCGAGCGCGGTTTTCACGCTCTGCGCCCACGCCTCGATCTTATCCCAGTTGTCATTGAGCGCCGACTTGATGTTGAACGTCTGCGCGCCGTCCTTGTCCGGCTCATATTTAAAAAGCTCGAGCAGCTTTGTTTTCAAACTCATTTTCTCACCTTCTAAAACGCAAAATCATGCATCGTGTGCCCCTGCAGCTCCGCCACCGTCATCGCCCCGACCTCGCGCACGAGCAGATAGCGGTAGAGATAGCTCACCGCCAGATGGCACGGGATCGTGTGCTCCACCGCGTCCTGCAGTGCCGCGAGCTCGGCCGCCTCGGGCACGCCATACGCGCCGACGAACGTCAGCACGATCACGCCCTCGGCAAAGCCGACAGAAATCTCGCCGTTCTTCCACGAGTCGCACACGCGCTGGATGAGCTCCACATCGCACTTGCCCGCGGCGCGCCACCGCGCCTGCAGAGCGGTCCGCCGCTCCTCGAGCGTCAGCGCCGCATTGCCCTCCAGCCCGGCGATGCGCTCCTCGGTTTCGAGGAGCCACGTCATCGCGTCCGGGAAGAGCTGCGCCGCCGTCTCGAGCGCACTCTCGCGCTGCTTTTCGTCGAGCGCGGCGATACAGCCGAGCAGGTCGCGCACCCACCTGTCGCCGCGGTACGCCGACGGCAGCTGCCTAATGATATCAAGCATAGCGGATCGTCACCTCGCCCAGCACCGCGCACTCGCGCTCGCCGACCGCGATGTTGGCCGTGCCGCCGCCGACCGTCAGGCCCTCAAAGTCCACAACGCCGTCGGCCGACAGGATAGCCGCCGCGATCTGCGCATAAGAGACGTAGTCCTGCACGAACACCGTCCCGGCGAGATACGCCGCGACCGCCGCTTTGACTGCCGCCGTCACACTGTCCGCCTCCGCGGTGTTCGATTTGAACACCTTGCAGGCAATGGCGATCTTCTTCTCCGCCGCCGCCGACACAAAGCACTGCGCGCCGATCGGCGCCTGCCCCCTTCCGGCTCCTTCGCTCTCGGGGTCGATGTACGCCTGCACCGCCGCGACGAGCTCCTCGCCCGCCGGCTGTCCTGTGCTGTCCGCGATCACGACGTCCACCGTGTTCACGCCCTGCACGCGCGGGAAAACCCTGACGTGCCCGACGCCCGCGCACTCGAGCGCCCACTGCTCATAGTGGTAGATGTTGCCCGACGTAGCAGGCGTGCGCATCTTGAGCAGAAACCGCGCGTAATACTCCGCGTCCGTCTCCTCGGCGTAGCCGCCGCTCATCTCGGCCTCGTTGTCGCACCCCGTGATGCCCTGCACCGTCACCGGCATCTGCGTCACCGAATGCGCGGGCAGATTTCCTGCCGTGCCGTCCGCGCGGCAGGTCACCGGCACCTCGCCCGTGCCGTCGATGGCGACGGTTTCCGCCGCCGCGAACTGCACGCCGCCCGCGCTCTCGAACAGCGTGCCCTGCTCGATCGTGCCCGTACCCTTGACCGTCAGCACGCCGCCCGCGAAGGTCGCAGCCTTGCGCGCGATGCCGCTGCGCGGGTAGATGTACCGGTCGAGCTCGCCGCCCGTCAGGTTTTCCGGGTCGAGCGCCGCCCTCGCGTCCTCGATCACCGCGTCCGTCTCCGCCAGCCGCAGGCTTGCCGCCGCCAGCAGGTCGTAGGTCGGAAAGCCGATGGTTTTCTGGTAGCTGTCCGGCATCGCGTCGAGCAGCGCCTCTAAAACCTCATTCGCCGACATTCGTCGTCACCTCCAGAGTTTCGTCCGTGTGGAGATGCGCCGTAAACCGCACCTCCACGCCGTGCCGCAGCCGCGTAAAGCGGAAGCCGTCCACCGTGCGGATTGCCGGGCAGAACGCCGCCGTGTCGCGGATATCCTGCTCGATCTCGGCAAACGCCCACCCTTCCGGCGCGCGCCGGTCGAGGCTTGCCGCCTCCACGCCCGGCTGCGTCTCTCCGTCCGTGCGGTAGATGGGCACAGCGCCCGGCTTCTGCCTGAGCATCAGCTCGAGCCACCGGCGGACCGCGGCCGCGCCCGAAACCTCCTGCACCGCCCCGTCCACGAGCTGAAAAGCGCCTGAGCGCCCGGTCTCGTCGAACAAAAAATCCGGTGCCCGCCCGATGTCCGCCGCAGTCTGCGCCGGGATGCCGGACGGGATCACGGGAAAAACCTCTGCCATAAAATCACCTCCATTTACATCGCGTCGAGGACGAGCAGCTGCGCGCCGTCCAGCAGCGCACAGGCCGTCGCCCCGACCGTCCATGACCGCGAGGCGGCCGTCCTCGTCATAAGGAGACCGGTCTCGCTGTCAAATTTCGCCTCGCCGTCAAAGATCGAAAACACGAGCTTCGGCGTCGTCTGCACGACCTCCGCCCGGTGCCACACCTGCGGCAGCTTCTGCCTGCCCTGCTGCATGATCTTGCGCGCAAGCTCCACATCCCACATCTCGCGCCCTCCTCACTTAATGAATCGGTACTCGGTGACGCTCACCGAGTAGTTGAGGTCTCCGCTGCGGCGCACGGTGACCGAGAAATCGTCCACCGTCACCGGGATGTTGAGCCGGGCAACGCCGCCGCTGTCGAGGATGATAAGGCGGAAAGGCACTTTTCGGTCACGCCAGCGGTCGAAGAAATCCTTGTACGCCCAGCCGTCCTCGCTTGCTTCCGCCGGCATAAAGGCGTAACGCCTGCCGACCGGCAGCAGCCCTTTCCAGCTCATCGAGATGAGCTCCATCGTGCCGATGCGCCGGTAGTTGCGGCTGAGGCCGGTGTATGTCTCATTGCTCTGCGCCGGGCTCGGGATCTCGAGGTCTGCCGGCACGTGCGGCAGCGTCCAGACCTCCTCGTTGTTATTTACCGAGAAAATCACCTTGTACAACTATCCGCACCTCCCTTACGCATTTCCGCACGCCGCGAGCACGCGCCGCGCGACATAATCGCCCATCTCCTCGGCGTACTCGCGGTTGCCGATGACGTTGCCCTGAATGGTCACGTTCACCGTCACGCCGCGGCCGCCCGCCGCCTTGACAGACACATCATGCGGGATGATCTGCGTGCCGCTCGGCAGGCGCATGACCTCGCCGCCGCGCTCGTTGACGCGCGTCAGCCCGCCGGAGAAGTAAGGCGTGCCCATCGCGTGCCCGGAGATCTTGCCCCCGATCCAGCTGAGCGCCGACTTGCCGCCGCTGTAGATGTCCCCGAGCAGGGGGATCGAGCTGATCTTGTCGTCGAGCCACGAGAAAAAGCCCTTGACCTTCTTCTTCGCCGCATCAAACGCGCCCGTGATGGTGTCCCGGACGCCGCCGAACACGGTTTTCACCTTGGTCCCCAGCTCCCCGGCCTTCGCCTTCACCGTGTCCCAGTTCTTGTACAGCGCCACACCGGCTGCGACGATAGCCGCGAGTCCGAGCACGACCCAGCCGATCGGCGTCGCCACAAACGCGGCATTGAGCGCCCACTGTGCCGCCGTCAGAGCGGCAGTCGCACCGGCGGCCACGCCGGACGCGACCGTGCTCGCGACAAGGCCGACCTTGTTCGCAACAAGGCTGACCTTGTTCGCGACGATGACTGCGGTGTTGTGAATCCACGCCGCGCTTGCCGTGCCGAGCGCCACGACCTGCTTTGCGAGCCATACCACGCCGCCGGCCGCCTTGTGCGCCAGCAGCGCGACCTTGTTCGCGCCGATGACGACGGTGTTGTGTATCCACGCCGCGCTTGCCGCGCCGAGCGACGCGATCTGCTTTGCGAGCCATACTACGCCGCCGACCGCCTTGTGCGCGAGCAGCGCGACCTTGTTGCCAATGATTGCACCGGTGTCTACCGTCCACTCGACTGCATTTGTGACCAGCCTCATCGTGCCGTCTGCAAAGCCTCTGAGCTTGCCGATGCCGTCGAGCGCACGCAGCGTCTTGATAAATCCGCCGATAGTCTGTATCGTCGTGATGGCCGCGCTCTCGAAGGCGAGTACCTTGCCGGCACCCCACGCGACCGCGAGCTTTTTCAGCACGCCGATCAGCGTGTCCGAGTTGTCGCGCACCCACTGCAGCGCCTCTCCGGCCTTATGCAGCGACTGGCGGAATTTCTGGTCGACCTGCGCCTGGAAGGCGGACAGGTCCAGCCCCTCCACCCACGCCCCGAAGGCGTCGGCCTTTGTCTGCATCCAGTCGAGCGCCGACCCGGCGCGGACCGAGCCGTCGTCCGCCGCACCGGCGAGCTCCCACAGCCGGTTTTTCACGTTCGCGGACGTGTCGCCGACCTTCGCGAGCGTCTCGTCGAGCGTCGCCTGATTGCGTCTGGCGTCGATGACCTGCTGATTGTTCTTGTAAAAGCTCGTCGCGGCGGTGTCGTAGCTTGCCGAGAGCGTGTCGACGATAAGCTTCTGACGGGCGCTTTCGTCCGCGCAGTCCTGCAGCGCGAGGTTGAAGTAGTCCTCCGCGCTCGACGCGGCCTTGACTGCCTTGTTCCAGTCCTTGTTTGCCTTGGTGTTGGCCTTGAGCGCGACGCCGAAGTGCTCGCCCTCCTTGGTCGCCCAGTTGATCGCGTCCGCAAAAACGCCCGTGATCTGACCGGTCCGCGCCGTCTCGTTGGCGGACTCTACGAGGCCCTCGATCGGCAGCGAGTCGCCGAACGTGCCGTGCACGCCGGCCGCGATGCGCGCCCACTTAGTCACTTCTTCCTCGTCTTTCGCCATGTTCGCGAGCAGCTGGCTTGCCTCGGTGGCGGTGTCCGTATCACCGAGGATCGCGTAGAAATTGCGATAGCTCTTGCGCGCAGTTTCGGCCTCAAAGCCCGCCGCCTGAAAGCCGGCGTTCAGCTTGCCCTGCGCGACGCGGTACTCCTCGGTCGCGCCGTCGAGCGCCACAAAGGCCGCCGCGAGACCGCTCACCGCCGCGCCCGCCGCCACGACGCTCTTCTTCGACCAGCTCTGCAAAGCCTTGATCGAGTCGTTCTTAAACTTAACGACTTTTCGCGTCGCGTTCATCATGCTGTCATCGATCTTCGCGCCGCTCTTCTTCGCGTTCTTCGCGGCCTGAATGAGGCCGCCCGACATGTTATCGCGCAGGTTCAGGACTGTGTTGATAACTTTGTTTTTAGCCCTCCTCATTCTCCTCCTCTTCCTGCGGCGTGAACGCGGCCGCGACTCCGGCCGCCGTCATCCACCGCATCTCCTCGTAATAGCGCGCCCGGCCGACGCGCAGCACCGCCCTGTCCGCGAGGGACATCGCGCGCACCGCGTCCGGCGGAATGCCCCGCGGCGCGTAAAACGCCGCAAGGTCGAGCACCGGGTCGCGCATTACGAGTTTTTTGCGGCTTCCTCCGTCCGCGCCTCGGCCTTCTCGCCGATGAGGCCGAGCCATTTGTACAGCTTTCCGCCGAGCTGGTCGATCTCATACGGCTCCATCAGCTTCCAGATGGTGTCGTACGGGTCGGTCACACCGAGCGCCGCGTGCAGCTCCGGCTCCTGAAGCGCCGGACAGCAGTCATAAATAACGTTCGCGCACGAGCGCAGCAGCGCCGCGGTATCGCCCGAGTTCAGCGCTTCCGCATAGCTGAGCTTTACGTCCACGCCCGGCTGCACAAAGTCGAGCTCCTCGCCCGCTACATAAAATTTCGCGCCCTTGCGCTTTGCCTCGTCGCGCTGCTCTGCGCGGGCAGAGAGCGCCTCCAAGAGTTTCTTATCCATTCACTTAAATCTCCTTTACCACGGGCAGCAAAAGCCCGTAATCTCGCTGTACGAGCGCTTCACGCGCCCGACGCCGCCGCTGTAGTTACCCTCGACCGTCTCGCACGAGCTCGCGCCGCCCGACAGCACGATACCGATGTGGCTGCTGCCGATGATCATGAGGTCGCCGGCCTTCGGCCTGTACCCGCTCGCGACTGTCTTGAACTTGCCGCGGCGCTCGAAGTAGCTGCGCATCTCGCTGACCGCCGTGTAGGTCGTCGGGATGGGCGCCGATGCGTGCTTTGCGCACCAGCACACGAAGATCACGCACCACGCGACGCCGTCGCAGCCCATCTCGGCGCCGTACTTCGTGCGGTTGCCGCTTCTCTCGCGGTAGCCGACTTCGCCGAGCGCGGTGTTCACGAAGCTCTGAGCCGCGCCGCCGCCGGACGTGCCGCCGAGGATGGCCGTGCCGGTCTTTCGTCCCCATGCGCTGCACTCCGCGTTCGTCCGCATCAGCAGGTCGAAGTGGTAGACGCCGTTCTCGATCTGGATCGCGCCGCCGCGGTCGTTGACCGTGTAGGTCTCGCCGTCGAGGCTTGTCCCCGTGCCCTGCACCGTCACCTTCGTGCCGAAGGCCACCGAGGGCGGCGCGGCGCACGTTTTCTTCGACGGGTCGAGCTTATTGCCCTGCGCATCGAGAAAGCCGCCCTCAAGGGCGTTCGCCGCCGGGTAGTACGCGGTGAACAACGCTTTCACCGTCGTGCCGCCGGACGCGCCGCCGCCGAGATCGGGCAGACCCCATACCTTGACGCTGTCCGCGCTCGCCGCCTTGACGGCCTCGGCGCTGCTCTTTCCTGCCGCCGCCGCGCGCGGCTCATCGAGCGCCGAAATCTCGAGGCTCATCACGTGCCCGGCGCCGCCGTACTGATGTGTCACGCTCGTCACCCGGTGCCGCCCGGAAATGCCGAAGGCGGGCGAGTTGAAGTCCAGAACCACGCCGCTCCTCACCTCGTCGCACCCCCAGATCTCCGAGATCTGGCGCTTTCGCCCGACGCGGTCTGCGCCCGCGAGCAGGTTGCGCACCCGCTGACCGAGCGCCGCCGTGCCCGGGTTCTCCGTCACGGTCTCGACCTTCTGCAAAAAGCCGTACCGCGCGATGGACGCCGCGTTCGACGCCTGCGCGCCGCGGTACGCCCGGCCGTCGCTTTCGGCCGCGATGACGACCGCATTGTACGTGTCCGAGATGCTGTCCTCGCCCGAGACCTCCCCGAGCGCCCACGTGATGTCGAACCCCGGCAGGTTCTCCGCCGGCCGGTGCATCGCCTTGATGGCGCTCGTCGGCAGCGGCGCTACCACAAGCCCGCGCTCCGCGACGTAATAATAATAGTTCTTCCCCGTCTCGGCCTCGGCCGTCTCGAGCACCTCGTCGAAGATGTCCGCCGGGGTCTTTCCGGTCCAGAGCTGCGTGATCTTCGTCGGCAGACTGCACACGCTCGCCACGCTGACGCCCGCCTTCGCGCTCGCCTGCCGGATCACCTGGTCGGCCGCGAGGTTGTTCACCTGCAAGATGATTTCGCTCTTGTTGAGGTACCAGCCGCGGTCGTAGGCCGTGACCGTCCCGTCCAGCGTCACCGTCACGATAACGCCCGAGAACACCGTATTCCCGTGGTTTACGATGCGGATCTTGTCGCCCGGCGCGAGGTTCAGCGCAGGTGTGTACTTGTCCCACACGGACTTGAAAATATGGAAGGTAACCTCGACGCTGAGTGCGTCGAGGTCGTCCTTTGCCGTCAGGTCGCCGCAGAAAGCGGTGATGTCGCGCGCCGCCGCGCCGTCCCGGTACAGGATGAGGCGGTGGTCGTCCACATATCCGGCCGCCATGGCTTAAATGCTCTCCAGCAGGTCGAATTTGCCGAACTTAAACGGCACTTCCTCTTCTACCTTGGACTTCTTCTCGAACTTCGCGAGGTAGAACTCGTCGATGGTAACGTCCGTGAGCGCCGCGCGTTCGACCTTGTTCGTGCCCTTCTGGCTGAGCGCGGTGATGATGGTGATCGTCGGCATCTCGCCCGTGCGGTACGCCTCCGCCATCATCGCCACAACGTCCGAGTCCAGCTTGAGGCAGGTAAACGTACCCTCGCCCGAGTAGCCGTTGTAAACGCGGTAGGTCGACGGGTCTCCGCAGACGTTGATGTCCTCGAAGTCACCGGCGACCTTTGCCTCGATGCTCTGCAGCGTCGTGAGCTTCTTGCCGTTAAACCACGCCGTGCCCTCGTTGCCGTGCAGGATGCGGTTGGGGTTAAATTCTCTTGCCATTGTCCTTGTCCTCCTTTACGCCATCGCGATCGGCATGATGAGGTCAGTCATTGAGCCGAGGATCTTCACCCTCGCGCCGAGGTAGACCGTGCGCTTGAAGGGGTTCGCCTTTACGGTGTCCTCGTCCCAGTCCGCCGCCTCGCTCTTGCCGCTTGCCACCCACGCCGCGCGCTGCGCGTCCACGTCGATGAACGCCTTGTTGCCGTGTTCGCCGTTCTCGTCGTCCTCGCTCCTGTAGTCGGGGTCGAGAATGTTCTCGCTCTCGAGCTGCGCAAAGTACGACGCGTTCAGCGCGCCGATAAACGCCATCTGATTGTCTCGGCTGTTGCGGTAGTTGCCGAGGTAGGTGCTGCGGAAGGTGGAGGTGATGTCGTCGCGCATCATGTCCATCGCTTCCACCGTCTCGATGAACTGCATGTCCTCGGTGCGGGTCTTGCCGTCGGTCGTGGTCATCGAGTTGATGCCCTGGCCGATGCGCACCGCGCCGTCCTCGTCGTTGAACAGGATAAACTTACCCGCGCCGAGCGCCGCGTCATTATCCGCGACCTCCTGCACCGCCCTGAGGTTCGAGCACAGGTAGTTCGTGCAGCCGCGCACGACGTTGCACACTGCGAAGATGCCGATGAGCGAGGGCAGGTACTGCACGCCGCCCTGCTCGCCGCGGCTGTCCGCGAAGGTGACCTTCTCGTTTACGAAGTGCACGACGTGCATATCGTCCGGCGCAGTGGTCACGTTAAACACCGCGGCTTTGTAGCTCTTCTTGCGGGTGCCCACCTGCGTCTTCACCCACGCCGCGAGCGCGAGACCGTCCTCCGCGCTCTGGCCTGCAATCGCGAGCCAGCCGGTTTTCACCGTGCGGCCGATCTCCGCGAGCGTGTCGGCGAGCGCGCCGTCCGAGTCCGCGCGGAACACGTGCGCCTGATACGGCGCAAAGCCCATCAGGTCGCAGATGGCGGCGTAGTTGTCCGCCGTGTACAGGCTCTTATCCGCCTGCGCGGCAGAGAGATCCGCGTACTGCTTGTGCGTGAACGTTTTGCTTGTGTCGTCTCTCACGATGAGCACCGCAACGCCGCGCTCACTGCGCGAGAGCAGGCTCACGGCCTTCTGCTCAAACGTGATTTCAATCCTGGGCATGGTTACTGCCATTTCTATCGCCCCTTTCTAAATGGTGGGCGGCTTTATTCGCCGCCCGTGTTGTTATGACAATACCGCTTTAATTGTGCGGTGTTGCCTTGTACTCCAGCTCTTCCATCGGCTCGCCCTCGGGCTCCCCTGCCGTCTCGATCCACTCGAGCCGCAGCATTGCCGCGAGCACGCCGTCCGAGGCGTCCGTCTCGATCCCGTCCTCGGGATACAGCCACACGCCGCCGATGTCGACGCCCTCCCCGAGTGCGCAGCGCAGTGCCTCCGCCGCCGTCAGCAGCTCGTTTCTCGGCGCGTGTGCGTCCTTCGGGTAGTAGTAGATCTCGACTTCCGCGCCGCGCTCGGCATATTCTGCCGTCCGCGCCTCGTCCGCCACCGCGAGATCGATGCGGTAGCTCGGCCGCGGCAGCGGCTTTTCCGTATCGTCCCGCACGCGAAGCGCCGGAAGCGCCGCCTCCCGCAGCGCACTCGACACCGCCGCGCCGAGCGCGTCGTCGAGCGCCTGC